TAATTGAAGACGTTGCTTCTTGATATGCTGAACGTACTTGGTCATTCGTTGGAGTCGTAAAGACTACACTCATGAACGTACAGTCATCGGGATTCTCAACACCTGTTACAGCAATCCCACGAGCAAACCCCATCTGACCATCAGGCGATTGTACAATCATCCTAGGTTCTTTGATAGTTACTACTCCAGCCTCTATATTCATATCAGAGAGTTTTCCTACGTACTCTCCACTCAGTGTCACTACTGTGACGATATCACCATTTTCCATAATTACCTCACTTAAAAAATGTAGTCAATGATGCTTGTGAATTCGCACCTCTATTGACCATGTTTAACTTCTTTGCTTCCGCTTCCAATCTAATCTTCAACGGGTCACTCAAAAGTCTCTTGGTTGATTCGGGTTCTATTTTGTTATTTTCGCATACTTTAATAATAGCATCCATAACAGCAGCACCACGATTAAGTAGAACTTCTACTTGTTCTGTAAATTCTTTTTTAGATATCATATTCCGTAAATGTTTTTATATTGAGCACGTACCTTGCACAGGTCATCAATGTAGTCCTCATGGTTAGCGGAAAAGAGTTGGTATTGTCCGTTTTCAATCATGACTAATGCCACCAACTCCTCTATCTTGTTACCTGTAAGTTCCTCAACCATGATTGCATAAGCAGTCATTTGTAAGAACCATGGACGAGCCATATAATCTTCTTTAAACTTGCCAGAAGTTTTGAAGTCAATTACACAAAGTGTATCGTCTAGTATTCCAATGCAGTCAACTCTTCCCGCCATCTTTAATGTATCAGAATACATCGGTGCTTCTAGAGCAAGCGGGGCTATCTCATCCAAAACTGGGCGAATGCTTTTAAACATTCCTTCATGGATAAGGTTGTCAAATTCAATGAACTCTTTTTCTTTACGTAGATAATCTTCTACATGTTGGTGGATTTTAGTTCCACGGTCTGTAGCAGCTTTAGTGATTTTGTTTGCTTTCTCTTCACCAATTCTTTTCTTCCACGCTTGAATATGCTTACGTGATTCCAAACCAACAACAGTTGTTACGCTGGGGTACTTGATTCCTTTTTTATCACAGTAGAAACGTTGACCGTTTTCCTGTACTGTATCAAGGTCAAACATTTCTAGTTCAGAAATGTCGTAGGGATTTGTTCTCACTTTAATCATCATATACTCTCTATTCTACTTCTTTTTTGACTGTAAGTCAATATGCTTTTTGACAATCGCACGTGTTTGAGATTCTTTAACACCAACCCCGTTGTAACGTTTATCAACCGTACTGCCTGGATATGCTTTACCCACGTTAGACAATACTTCTTTAAACCCATCATCAGTTTTAACTCGGTCACCTACACCACCAACTGTCATTGGTGCTCCTAGGATACGTTGTTGTAGATGCGGGTTCTCTTCTTTGAACTCATCCAACTTAGTGAATGACATGAAGTGTTCTTCAACTTCATCTGTTTTAGAATTATAAAAATCGTAGTTAGGCATATTGTTCCATAAATGTTGGTACTTCTCGTTTAGTCCAAACCGCAAAGTCTTTCTTGTACTTAGCATAGTATTTATGGTATGCATTTAAGGAATTTCCTTCCACCTTTACATCATCAGGCATACACTGTGGTGGTTCAGACCATTGACCCAATGAAATATTATTTGGTAGTTGATTCAATAAACCTCTAAGTTTCTCATCGGTTAAATGAGTACGTCCATAACGGTACGTGTACTCATCACACAATGCAACAAACATATCGTAAGCATATTGATACTGTATAGCATTACCACGAACCCATTGTGTTGAAGGGTGATTGATATGCGATGCTTTGTACAGTACACCTTCCATTTCACCTTCAAGCGCCCATCGTTTGATTCTACGCCCACTGGATGCATCGATATATTGTTTACCATCTAATATACGGTGAGCAGTCGATAGCATCTGAGCATACTCAATGACCATTTTGACGGCATGTTTATCTACATGCATCGATGCTGATTTAATCGGGTCTTTGTGTAAGTAAAATAAATTCATAGTTTTGCAATCTCCTTAAGTGCACGTTGAACATCTTCATCAGTTAACCAACCAAGAACGTCACTTGTTAAAGACGTATTATAACATAAATCTTCGCCTTTGAGAACCGCTAATTCCCACAACCCACTCTTACCACCATAACTAAAATCGTGCTTCACAACGGAAGCACCATAACCATTAGGGAACTTATAGATTTGTTGAACCCCATCGAGGTCTTGCAAAATGTTTTCTGTTTGTGGTTTAATCATAATCAGATTCTGTTTTTTTCAACTGGACGAATTTGCGCCTAGATTTGCTGAACAACTTGGAAGGTTTTCCGTAGAAAATTTGTTTCCTTGTTCCCGTTTTAATATATCCTACATTTAGTTTTTTCTCATTGAAAATGTAGGTGTGGTTTGGAATGTTACAACCGCAATCACTCCAATCCGTAATTTCTTTTAAATAAGTTAGTGCCATTATGCAACCGCCTTAAGGTAGTTGGAAAGAGATTCATCACCCACGATTGTGGTTCCGTCTTCCATGACATACTCGACATGATACTGGTCTACAGTTTCGCCCGCTTCATATGTCCAAACTTGAACTCTAGAGGTTATCTCACTTCTTAGATAACCATAATCACCATTGTCGGTGACTTTCTTAGAAGTCCACTGACCCGCCTCATTCTTCTCAAGAATGTATGGGGATTCCCAAGGTTCAATCTTGCTAGCAAGTTCGGAGTCAGATACAACTTCCCAACCAAGAACATATTCCTCAGAAGCTTCATTGCTGTAAGTGTGTAAAAACGCAGTCTCTTGGACAAGGTCTTCAAGACCTTCAAAAGATTCCACGGCAACAACATATGACGAACCACCTTTGTACTTCCAATACGGTTCCGAAACACCATGCACATAATCTTCATTATGAGCAGCATAGTTCTCGCAGTATTGGGTTTGAATTAGTAAGTTCGCCATAGTATTCTCCGTTAAATTAAGTAGTCGGGGCCGTATTTCCTCATCCCCGTGATAGTGTAACCGTCAAACAGATTACCTCTCGCCTGATTCAGTGTTGGGGTTGACCAACCAGCAGACTTAAGAACGTCACCACACTCAAAGGTAACTCCACTTGGTTTAGTCCATTTTGACTTATTGATGAATCCCCAAACCGATTGTTGATTACCACTGAAGGAAATTATCTTGATGTACTTCCTAGATACTTTGTAAGAATAGGAATACTCAGTCAAAGTTGGAAACTGTTTTCTATGTTCCGTGAGAAGGTCATCACATAACTTCTCGCACAATTGAAGCAATTCTTGTTCTTGGTTTACTTCTTCAACCAAAGCGGATAATTTAGTCATTACGCTGCCTCCATCATTGAATAAGGAACCGAAACAGGGACAACTCCCCTAGAACCATAGTTCATCTTAACGATTGCCTTTTTGGGATTCATCTTTGTGATGATTCCAGGCGTCTTTTTGGTTTTTTGAACAACAAACACTTCCTGTCCAACCGAAAAGGTTGCAGTAGCAGATATCTGCTTGATTTGTTGTGCTAACTGAATAATGTGACTCAACTCAGATTGGGTCATTTTCATCATTTCTTGTTTGATAGTTTGAACACTCATAATTTTCTCCGTTTTCTTTATCATGTAGCCATTATACAAAAAAAGTGATGTCACTGTCAAGCGGTGACAACATATTTTTCGTTATATTTTCCGATATTCACATCAAAATAGTGTGAACGATGGTGATAATCGGTCATAATGTCTGATTTATCAAAGAAATTCGGCCCCTTCATCGCTTCAATCAATTCACCTAGGAATGATTTAGCAGTTCCGACATAGTGGTCTTGAAACCAGTAGGGATTTACTTGATAATGGTACTCACCATCATGGTTGGCGTCTTTTTGGAAGTCTACTGAACCGCTTTTTAGGTTAACTACTAGGGTCGAATGGTGTCGAACAGCGATTGACCCCTTAACTTTGTACTTTTTCAACACTGCTTTGATAGCAGGAGCAAGTTCTTTCTTCATTGATTGTGATACATACGCCATAATTTAGTTCCTTTTTTCAGTTTATGTAGCCATTTTACAGGAATAGTGCTGTCACTGTCAACAGCTCATTTCATATTTTTTTTCTTCGATTTCACCCTCAAGGTCATCGTATTCGTACTCGACTTCTCTGAGTTTGTCCTCAAATGGAGCCACAAGTTCGTATATTGCGCTCTCAAGGTCGTTTACTTTAGACCTAATCTCATCAACCTCAGACTCCACATCGATTCCTAGGGACTCTGCAAGGGACTCTACTTCGATATAGATGTCCATGGGGGTGCTATCGTACTTGATAGCTCGTGTTATGTCGTTGACTTTATCAACCTTCGACTTCATATTCCATTTAGCGTCATCTAAGACAGCGAGTTTATTCTCTAATTCTACCATTCCGTATTCTCCAGTAATTTTTCCATACTATAAGCTTAACAAAAAGGAGCTGTCATTGTCAACAGCCCCTTCAAGTTTTTTTATCTCTACGGTTTGTCCCCGTAATGGGGAATTTAGATGTAGTTGTCTTTGTTGGTTAGAAATTCCCTAACCGCATCAGACTCTTCTAGTGATAGGTCTTTCATGGATTTGATACCCCATGGTGTTCCTAGGGTGCACAGTTTGTTTCCAGCAGTCACAGCACGATTCCACATAAGGTCATCCTTCGGGAACAATAGGTTGCACTCACAGGCAGCAATCATCTGTCGCCCAATCTTCACAATCTGCATAACTGCCTTGTTATCTTCGTATATACTATTCATAATCTTTCCTTTTGATTTGACAGCTAGCTTATCAAAAACTAGCTGTCACTGTAAAGCGGTTTTTCGCTTATTTTCTAACGTTGCATGATGCATGAACAGCATCACAATTATCGGGTGTAGTAGAATTACCGTCTTTATACAATAATACGTGGTCACCGTGAATGTGTTCACCAAATTCACCCATCTCCATACTGCATATAGCACATATTCCGTTCTGCTTTGTATAAGCGTCAAGAACTTCTTCACGGGTAAATGTTCTCTTACTATCTAACTGAATAGATGAGAATGTTATGAGGGACATCTCTTTCCACAATAATTCCAGTGCTACATTAGTGTCTTCTGCACCACTACCTCTCATACGTAATTCGTATGGGGTTCCAGTGAGACCTTTGGGAACAGGTACGTTCTTGAGATTATGAATTGCTTGAATGTAAACTTCCATGAACTCAATAGGGTCTATCTTCCTCTTCGCCTTCATCATACTAGATACCATGTAACAATAGTTTCTGAAAGGTTTAAGGGCAATCTTAGACTTAGCGGTGGCATGATTCTTCATACTTTCACCTACAAACTTAAGAACCTTTTCAATATGCACCGCATTATTAAATTTAGTTTGGAACATAGACGCTTGAGTATCATAAAAATCATTTATGACTTTACCTGTGGTTCCTTTAGTTTTGAAACTTTCCTCACTACACATAAACACAATCTCTGCAAGAGTCTTGTCTACATCTAAACGTTTGTGTTCTGCTTTTGCAATCCACTTCAACCTGTTACCGTCAACCGTTTCAAATACACCTAGTGGATTGAACCTTGACCATTGCTGTACAGTTCTAGACATAGCAGAAGAAACCGCCTGTCTTTTTTCCTGTGCATTTAATGTGTTTGTGTTGTTTAAGACATTAACAAAATACCACCCTGCTTTTTGCGGGGTTAAATTGTAGTACATCTGTGCTTGTATTTGATAAGCCAAGAATGCATCACGAACAGAAAGAGGTAATTCTTTATAAAGTTTTTTTCTTATGTCGTGGGTAAAGTCCTCTCCAGGCGCTTGCACTTCTGCAAGTTCATCGACATTAGGTAATACTACTTCATTGTTCATGAAACGAAAAATAGTAGATACCCTTTGACAACCGTCCATTACTTCGGCAAGTATTCCAACTTTAGGAATCATTAGACCAAGTCTTAGAGCGACTTCGGGGATAATTACTTCGGGGTTAAAGAATGACGCCATAAACATGGACTGCCATTTGTCATCCGCAAGGAAGAAGCGTTGATATGCTTCGGGGGATAGGTCGATTTTGTCTTCCAATAATCTCAGTTCAGATATTGCAATTGCAAGTCTTTGTGGATTACCATCTGACGGAGTATCAGCCATTAACTCCTGTAAATTAAATTTACTCATAGTTTTCACCTTATGTATTGACGCTGAATAAACAGGGTCTAATTAATAAAGAGTTCTTCACTAAGTGACTTGAACTCACAACTAACTTTTGTCAGTTGATAAATCTATTATACTTTATAAGGGGGGTTACTGTCAATAGGGTTCTAGATATTTTTTTGAATTAAATCTAGTTCTTCTATTTTCTTGTTGATGATGTCTACTCTCTTCGGCCAGTAGATATAATCTTTGTCGGAATCCTTTGCAAGGTTTTCCAATAGGGGACGGATGAAGTTATCTAGTTTAGTTATAACTTCGGTAGCGGTGGTGGTTTTCTCTACAATCTTGGTATCGACAGACGCCAGTTCTTCGGCGTCCATCGCTGTAAATCCAAAATCATTGTATTCGATATCTGACATACTAGTATTTATACCGTAATCTTTTCAACAATGTAGTTTTTATTAGGAATGTATGCTAAATGAATTACATTAGGTACACGCATTATATCAAACTCATGTTGATGAAAGAAACCTGCTTCGGTTAGTTTCTCAACGATTGTGACTTTACGTTTATCAAAGTCATCGTCTGAAGAGTCTTGGACTTGTATAATTACTTGTCCAGTTTTAGATAAAGCAGCCTTAAAGAGTGCTGTGTCTCTCTCAGTCCACTTGTTGAATTTACCCATTAACTGAGTTGTCGGTAGTGTCCAATCCATCGTTGTCTCCTTTGGATAGTCTTATGTGACGTTCACCTTCTAGAACAGTTCTTTTGCTAATACCTAGAGTCCACACTGCATTTTTAGGGCAGGGGTCTATGTACTCCATATCAATGGTATCACCAATGTTGTATTCTGTAAAGTGACTTTTTTTGAGTGTGATAAATTGAGAATCCCAATTGTAGTCCGTTTGGGTTGATGCTGGGTTTCCCTGTTCTTTGTGAAAGTAGAGTTTTGTTTCTCCATAATATTCAAGGGGTGAATCAGTTATCATGTGCTCATCGTTCAACTCATTTGCTGATACAAAAATAGAACCTTCATTTGTATATACCTTGGCGTGTTCTCTGTCGAACTGTAACCCCAATCTGCATGACCAATCCCAAGGGATATCCACTCTAAAAGTGTCCTTGGGAATGTCGTAGTTTGGGTTGTGGGGGGTGGGACTCTTAAGAGTCGTCTTCCCCAAAGTATCCGCCATCTCGTATGATGTCTTCATCTTGATGTACCGTTGAGTTTTCGTCTGCTTCAGCTTCTTGGATTAAGTTCCAAGATGATTCTTCAAAGTCTTTAATCATAGCAGACTTTGTTTGGTCTTGAGAAATAACAAAACCTAATGATGTTCCAACTTCTGCAATTCTAGACTTAGTCATTTTCTGCAGTTCCATTGAGTTAGGAATTACAATTTCCTCATACTCATCTTCTAGCATGCCTTTCATCTTCTGAACTTCAGCTATAGATTCGGGGTCTTCTCTAACTTCGATTTCGACTTCACCGTCACCGTCAATAGGTTCAAAGTCATCCATCTCCATTTCAGTTACGTTAGCGTTAACATCTTCTTCTGTAACTTGTTCACCTAATGGTACGTTACCGTCTTGTCCAACTTTAATTTCAAACAATGGTGCAACGTTATCTACATCCTTTGACTTCCCATCACTAGTTGGTAATGGTTTAAAGTCAGTATCATCAAAAGAGTAAGTCCATTCCTCATCTTCAGACATCTCAATCATTTCACCCAGTGCTTTCATTTGGTCATCAATAGTAGATTCATTACTATCGAAAGCTTCACGTGCTTCATTTACCTTTGCAACAAATTCATCGTCTTCCGAAATTTGTGGTTGATTGGTAATCGTTGGAACTGGATTATTTTTTCTTGCGTTCTCAAATGCTTTTGATACGTTAGTATTAGGCATAGTAGGAACTTCTGTACCAGCAACGGGTGTTATACCTCTTGCAGTAATCTGTCCTTCCAATTCATTGATTCTGTTTTGAAGAATCCTAGCAGCTTCCTGTGCGGATTGAATCTTAGCTTCTGATGTTGCCTTTGCAACTTCAGCTTCTCTTCGGATTGATGCTTCTCTTTCTTCCCTTGCAACTTGGGCTTCTACTGCCATTACCTGTTGACGTTTCTGTTGCCAGACTTGGAAGTCTTGAAGTTCCGCAAGACAGTCGTTTCGGATTTGATTTAATACGGTAAGTTCGTCACCTTTGATGCTACCTCTTGCTAATGCAATATCGACTAGGGATAAAATACCCTGTACATCTTCAAACGTAATATGTACCATTGAGTAATTCAATGGAACGTCATTAAGTTCTGGCGGTAGTTGGAATTGTGATTCAGTTTCATTCATAATTTAGTTTCTCCATGGAGCAGAACACGACTATTATTTGGCTTATTGAGCATGACAATTTTGTATCATATACTCTCTTGTCTATGTATAGTCTCGGTCTACAATTATATTTATCTATCCTAATAGTTGAGGAAACGCTATTTTTACAGCTTCTTCATCAATATTCTTGAACGGAAACTTACCTTGATGAATCAAGTCCATCAACTCTGCTTCTTTAGCAGGGATACCTTCTAACATGCCAATCCACATGGATTCACGTTTTGGTTGTGGTAGTTGTTCGGTTACAAAATATTTAAACAACTTGTGTTCAAATCTTAAACTTGTTGGCGCAAGGTCTGTTGCTGGTGCATCATCGTTTCTAAAAGGTGTAGCACCTTCGGGTAGGGTGGAAACTATTGCGGGGTCAAATGCCCACTTCAATACTTTACTTACTGCGCCATTTCTTTCATTGTAAACCTTCAGACCATGGGCCTGTTTGTCTACTTCTTCAACTAGGTTTGCTTGTCCTAGTATTTCAAAAACGTCTGCATCATTTGTGAGATTAGTTCTCTCCGTTGGCATACCTTCCATAAGAGGTTTGTTTGGTGCACCCTTCGGTCTACCTCTGCCTTTTTTCTTTTCTTCTGTCATAGTCTGAAATCCTCAACATTATTTAATAGGTCATCTAACCTATGTGTTCGCAAGTAGTCAAAAACTTTTCCTGTTACAGGGGTGGTGTTTTGATACTCATTCTTTACACTATCTTCTATGTCCTGTGGGATAAAATCAAAGTCAATTAGAGTTTGGTTTCTGAGATAGTTCCTATAGTATTTATCATCGTTTTCAATGGTGATTCTCATGTAAGCATCAAACACTGCTTTACGCAATGGTGTTTGTCTGATACCTTCAGCTAGACAATTATCATTAGAAAGGATATTCGGAATACCATCCGACTTATCACCTCTCAAGGTGTGTTCTTTTAAAAACCCTTCAGCGTCATCTTGAACTACAAATTTATTTAAGTTCGGTGACCACTGTTTTACGTATGAGTATTTATGTAGTTGTTGAAAGTCTTTATCTCCACTTACAATGAGTACGGGTTCTTTTGATTCTTTTGTTAGTACAGCAATGATATCATCAGCTTCTGCCATATCCACTGCCATGTATCTGTATGGAAAGTTATCTTTAATTTCCATCTTAACTTTATGTAACGTATCAAATATAAGAGTCCAATCCATACCACTAGCATCACGTGTCTTTTTACGGTTTGCTTTGTATAGGGGGAAGAACTTCTTACGCCAGTTATTTGAAGAGTCGGTGCACAATACAATTTCACCATACTCCTCAGAGTATCGTTTCTGATAATTACGTAATGAGTTTATAATCATATGACGTAGCAAGTCTTCACTTACCTCACCGTCATTGATTTTGAGTTGTGCCATAAGACCAGCAATGATAGTCTGGCTAAAATCTATTAATATCATTTGACCACTTTTATTAAAATTGTATTTTTAGTAATAAGATTGTTTTCGGGTACTTTGGACTTCGTCTTCAACTCATCCATAAATCCGTTAGCAATTATATTACCACCTTTAATAAGCCTATCAAGTAATTTGATATCTGTCAAGGTCTTTTCTTCAACTTTATCAACTGATACTATTTTAGTTGCTTTGACGTTTAATCCATAAGAACTATAACATCTTATCTTTCGGGTCTTAACGTTGTATGTAAATAGTTTCTTAGCACGTATAATTTCCAGTGGGTCGATTTCATGCAATCCTGTCTCATGGTGAGTAGGTTTGTCTTTCGACATTGCTCTAAGTTTTTTAACCTTTTGTTCAGCGGTTTGAACTCTTGCTTTACGTACTGTCTTATTTTCTACCAACCATGTAGAGATAGAAGAATCAATCTCCTCTAGGAACTTAAGAAATTTCTTTTTCTTTGCGGGGGGGAAGTGGGAGTATCCTTCCTCTAGTTGTTCGCAACCTTCTTCGTTACGAACTTCATACTTCATGTCTTCCAGTAGTCCTTGCATGTGCTTAACCACCATGGGACTATAACCTAATCGGTTTAACCACTTGGTCATTTCAAATTTCTTGGGATAGTTGTCGATTGCCTGTTCTACGTCACCCCACGCTTCCATAGCTTTATCACGACACCGTTCTTGGATACTCGGTTTACTCTGTTGTTGAATCATCTCTTCTATTAGTTAACAAAAACTTCCTCGCTGGATTAATCATTAAGTTCGCCCTCTTCATGAAGTCACGGTTGACTAAGAAGGGGATTGAATTCCTTTTGTCTAAAGACACCTCTTGTTCGTATATAGTGTTTAAGAAATTTATCTCCATCTTTACAACAGGTCTTTCTTCTTCGGGTTTGATAAGAGAAACCATTCTCTCTAACTTAGCAGAGTGTTTCTTACCATGCCATCCAGTCCATGTAACTTTCTTTCCTTTAATGGTTACGTCTTCAGCATGTAACGAGCAAACGGTAGTGTTGTTTCCCGTATCTAACTTAGCAGTCATTTCTTCTCCATCAATCTCCATGGTCTCAAGGACACCACACTCTTTCGGTGAGTATTTCCATATTTCCCTGTCCATGTACTTGTCAATAACAAGTTCAGAGACGTTCTGTTTGATGATGTTACTTATACCTGCTGTTCCAGGCGAATGATTAACTTCGATGATAAATGGTGCATCCTTGTCCCTATTCTTTGCGGGGATAAAGTCAACACCTACCCACTGTCCATTCACTGCTTTAGCTGCTTGTAGACATTGGTCTTTTTCTAGGTCAGTGAGTTCTACCTCATCTGCCTTTGCACCTTGTGACATATTACTTCTAAAGTCACCAGTGATTTTGTTACGTTTCATTGCACCGATAATTTCTCTGTTAACGATTACAACTCTAACGTCATAGTCTGATTCAATGTATTCCTGTAGTAAGATATCACAGAAGGGGTCAATCTTATAAATCAAACTTACTTGGGATTGTAGAGAACGTTCTGTTTCGATTAGAAGAACTCCAACACCCTTACTGCCCTGTAGTGTCTTAAGCACCATAGGGAATTCATTGTCTAGTGCTTCATGTGCTCTATCAACTGTTTCGGGTTCATCGTTTGGAATCAAAACAGTTCGTGGTTGGTTCATACCAATCTCTTGAAGTCTAAGGTAAGTTCTAAACTTATCCGAGCACACCTCAATACACTCACGTGGATTACACGTAGCAATACCATATCGTTCAATCTGAGAAATCAAATCAAGGTAAGAATCTTTACGGGTTACACTTCCACGGTTCATGACGATTGTGTCAGCGTCTAATACAAAACCTTTATCATCGTCTGCATTGTGAACACGAATCTCACCAGTGTCTTGGTCTCGGATAACAAAAGCACCGTTGACTCTGCAGTTATAAACTTCTAGTTTATTCTTCTCTGCAGCTCTCACTAGTTTAGTAGAACTTGCATTATCCTTAACTGTCTTTGGTCTATCTGCGAGCACAACAAGACGGAAGGGTACTTTCGTATCCTTGTCTGTCGCTTCTGATATGATTTCGTTAAATGTTTTCATCAATTCCTATGTCGGATAATAATACAACTTTAAAATAGCCATCGGGTCGGTACTCTACAATATGTGGTACTTCCTTTCCCTCTGCAACGGCATCTAAACACCTTTCGCAAAAGGCACGATAGTCGTATTTATCTAAAATGAGTTCTGTTCTACTATTTATCATGTAACCTCACAAATGCTTCAGCATCCATAACAATTAATGGTTTAGACCGATTACGTTTAATAACAACTAATGGTTCATAACCCTTGCAATTTTCAGAAGCCTGTTCGTATGCCTTCCATACATTAACTGCCTCTTGATTCTTACATTCTACACTATAAGGAAAGATTTGTCTAGTCTGTTTCCCCATGATGATATCCTCACCTTGGGAACCCATGGGTCTAGACTCTAAATCTTCGGGGTCTGCTTTAAGTTCTTCTACTAGTAAATTAGCAAACCACTTCTGTAACAGTCTACCTTTTGCCTTTGCGCTAGAAGTCTTCACCCGTATGCCTCAATAGAAAGGGATTCTTTATCACTAAAATTATATCCCATTGCTTTCATAAACCCTTCCATAACTTCGAGCATCTCATCTCGACTTAGGTCTTTCTGCATAACATCAATGGTAACACGGGTATTCACAGATGAACTGTGTTCATATGGGTTGCATATCAAAGTCATGTAGGGTTTGTCTAATGCTGGGTTATGGTTACATATGTTCATAATTTAATCGCCAATAATAATAAAATTGCCAGTAGTGTTACGTTAGTAAAAAAGATACCGATTGCTAGAATGGTGTGATACCAAATCCATCTTGTCTTGTACGCATTCTCAATTGATATGTCGTTGGGGTCAACATCATCTTTCATCATGTCGATTACTTTGGGTTCTATCGACACATCATCTTTGTGTTCATTCCATGCATCGTCAAACTTTTTGTCAGCTTCTAGCTCGTGACGCCATCCCCATTCTATAAATTTATTCCACCACTTCATTATATAATTACCTTTTTAAAATATTACTGAGACTCCGCATCCGCATCGGGATTGCTCATCGGGATTGATGATTTCAAATTGTTCATTGATTCCTCGCACGACATAATCAAGAGTGGCATGTCGTAGGAGTGGAGCGGACTGCTCATCGATACGTATAGAGAACTTTCCATAGTCGAACACTTCGTCTGTGGATTCGTTTTCACTTGGTTCGTTGAAACGGAATACGTACTCCATCCCAGCACAACCCCCACCAGTGAGACCGATACGAATAACATGATGATTGGTGCTAGTCTTTTCAATTAATTTTCCTATTGCAGTATTGGTTATTTCCATTCAACTATTTATAAAAGCATCGTTACTTGTTAGGTCTAATGCTTCGCCATTGCCAAACTCTTCCTGTTCATCTTGTTCTTGACCTTCTGCAATTGTTTCTCTCAGTTCTTCAAGTTGTTCTTCTGTCTTAACAAAATTTTGTATGTAAGGAATGTCTTGGTCTTCAGGCACGTAGATGAAATTAATCGCTGAGCGTTCACAAGTATCAACTGCATGTGCTAAGGATTCTACCATCGCTTCACCACCAAGGTTAAACGATGTATTGAAAATAACAGGACATCCACTTTCTTCATGCCATGCTTTAATTAAATTGTAATAGTTTTTATTCTGTTCTTCGGTTACCGTCTGCACTCTACATGTAAAGTCATGGTGAACGATTGAAGATATTTCTTGTACCTTCTCATCCTTAACAGGAATCGCATAACTCATCCACGGTGATTCTTCTATACCTGCAGTAACAAAATATTCCTCAAAGTATTCTAATAGAATCGTACCAGCAAATGGTCGGAAGTCTTCTCGTTCTTTAATTTCGTTTACAATAACTTTAGCACGTGGGTTTGTTGGGTCAAACATTAATGACCGATTACCCAAAGCACGTGGGCCAATTTCCGACTGACCTTGAAAGATTGCAACCATTTGTTGAGATGCTAATTGTTTGATTGCTTCAAGTTGGGTACGAATAATATACTTGCCTGGATAGAACTCAATAGCGCCTTCCTCATCAACTGATAAATAATTTTCATTATCATTATCCATTATTCGTCTCCCGTATAAAAAGTATTTTTAACACATGACCCAATAGCAGTACCACCATCGTGTGATGCGGGGTCAATGAAAATATTAATGTTGGGGAATATCTTTTTGTATTCATAGTTACCAACACAGTTCAATGCATAACCACCCGACAAAATAATATTCTTACATTCGGGTTTATAGTCTAGTGCACGTTGAATTAATTCTTTGGTGTGATTTACAGTTTCACGTTGCAATTTGCCTGCAACACCGAAATGGCTATACTCATCCCACGGGTAGTTTAAACCATAAGATGCTAGACCCATCAACTTACCAGCAGCTCGTCCGTGTGAGTCTAATTGACATAACTGACTCAACATAGAAAACTTCTGTCCTTCAGAGTAAAGAGAACTCAAACGTACATCATATCCATACTTGTTATCGCTTGCGCTTAAGTCAAATGC